GCTCCTGGATTTGTACTATTAGTGTATCTCATAGAACCGGGGCCACCGATAGTTAAAAATGATTTATCTAAATCTACTGCGTTTATAGCTACAGTGTCGGTAGCTTCATTATAATAATTCGCGTTACCTCTTTGAATTGATTTTATTACTCTATTGCCTAAAACAGCCATAATATTCTCCTATAAAGTATGCCACCCAACAGTATCGTCTACATAGACAAACTGCACAGAAGCTCCTTGGTTTAATGTTCCATCTGCATCAGCAGAATCTATTTTTTGGCTGCTTGTACGTGCTACAGTAACCGCTCCTGCTCCTACATTTGATAATATTATTGTATTCCCTGCCGAACCTGCTGGTAATGTATGGGTTAATGCACTACCGTTATTAGATACATATTGACCTGCTGCAGCTAAAGCCGTTGCTGACGTTATAATTGACCATGCAGTATATGCTCCACCTGCTGATGCAAAACTTAAAACTCCACTACCATCAGTTTTAAGAAATTGTCCATCATCTCCATCAGATGACGGGAGTGTAAGCGTAATATCTCCTGTAGAAGCTGGCCCAATTAATGTTACTTTGTTTGTCCCATTATCAGAGTCTTCAAAGAACTCTAAAAATCCAGCACTAGTTGAGCCGTTCTTTAATTGCGCTCCTGCGTTAATAACAGGAGTTGTAACTGTAGGAGTTGTCAGTGTTTTATTAGTTAAAGTATCTGTTGTTGCTTTACCAACTAAGGTATCTGCTGCCGCAGGGAGCGTTACAGTTACATCGGCAGTAGAGGCAGGGCCAATAAGAGTTACTTTGTTTGTACCATTATCTGAATCTTCAAAGAACTCTATAAATCCTGCAGAGGTAGCACCATTTTTAAGCTGAAGAGTTCCATCAACTGTGGTAGTTCCTACAACTTCTAGTTGATCAGCAGACTCATCCCACTCCATATACTTACCTGAAGTGGCTCCAAAGAATTTAACATCATAACCAGTATCATCTACACCTACTGTTACTGTAGCATCAACTTGTACAGCACCATCAATATCAACTGCATCTAAATTAGTTGTACCATTTATATCTGCATTACCTTCAATATCTAAGGAAGCACCATCTATCTCGCCTGTTACAGTAATGCTATCAACATAAGCATCTTTCCACCTAACTGAAGTAGAACCTAAATCTACATCGCTATCAGATTGAGGGCCAAAGATATTGTCGGCTACATATACTTGTTCTACATTGGCTGCATAAAAATGAATTTCATCAGCAGTTTCAAAATCAATCTTAGTTTGATCGTCTTCACCAATCTTAATATCAGCAGCAAGTAATGAAGTAATAGTTGTCTGTGCTGCTCCTAATGCAAAATCTAAAGTATTATCACCGTCTTGGTAAGCTACAGTAATTCCAGTCTCAGTATTAGAACCAACCATTGCTCCCACTGTATCTGAAATTGTTTCAGCAAGAGTTGTACCATTGACTGTAATAGCATCTGCTTCTAGTGTTCCATCTATATCTACATCGCCAGAAATATCTAGAGTAGCTGCAGATAGTTCACCAGTAATAGTAAAGTTTCTTAATCCTGTGTAATCTTTATTAGCATCAAGAATTACTGCTTTAGATGCTATTGCTGTTCCTACTGCTGTTGCACCAAGATCAAGAGCATTGAGTTCCCCTACAACTGCTGTAATACCATCTAAAACATTTATTTCTGTGGCTGTTGATGTTACTGCAACATCCTCATTAATTTTAGGAGATGTAAGAGTTTTATTAGTTAATGTATCTGTTGTTGCTTTACCTACTAATGTATCTGTAGCAGCAGGTAAAGTAAGAGTTATATTTCCACTATAAGAACTATGAGGGGAAGACTGTAACTGAGCATAGTGAGCATTAGATGATTCACAATAAAACTTAATGTTAGAAACAGATCCACCATTCTTTAGAATAATTTCACCTGTTTGTATATCTACATTTCCATCTATTCTTACTACACCACTTCCATTAGGAGTAAGTGCAATATTTCCATTAGAAGTAGAAACTAAGCCATTTCCATCAACATCAAGATCACCGCCTAACTGAGGTGTACTATCTTCAGCTACATTAGATATAGCTCCAGAAGTAGCAAGTCCTGCTGTTATTGTACTTCTAGTTATTTTCTTTAAACCGCCTCCTGACGTATCTACTGCTAAAAACACATCATCAGAAGCTACTGTAGATATCTCAGAAAGATCTCCAACTGCTACAGGATTAAAGTTAGTACCATCTGCAACTAAAATATGTCCTGCTGTATTGGTTCCCATTACTAAATCATCACCTGAGATAGTAAGATCACCTGCTATTGTTACATTGGTAGTTCCTGTAGGTATTGATATAACTGCTGCGTCAGCATCATTCTTAATAGTTACATCACTTGTTGAACCTTGCCCAGTAAGGATAAGTCCTTCTGCTGCTGTATAACCTATTGCAGCATTATCTCCTGCAGCCGTATCTCCATCTGGTTCAAATGTAGAAGCAGTTGCTACGCCTGATATATCAATATTAGTATCAAGCATAGAACTTACAATTACGCCAGCACCAATTACAAAATCTAATGTATTGTCACTATCATCATAAGTAACAGAAATACCTGTCTCAGTATTACTGCCTACCATTGCACCTACAGTATCAGAAATAGTCTCCGCAAGAGTAACACCTGCTATGGTAATCGCGTCTGCTTCTAAAGTACCATCAATGTCAGCATCACCTGAAATATCTAAAGTGGCTGCATCTAACTCACCACTAATGGTAATATTTCTACCACCACTAATATCTTTATTAGCATCAGTAATAATTACTTTACTGGCAATTACAGTACCATTAGTAATACCATCAATTAAATTAATGTCTGCAGCACTTGCTGTAACACCATCTAAGATATTAAGCTCTGCGGCTGTACTAGTCACTCCATCAAGGATATTAAGTTCAGCAGCAGTGGAGGTAACACCATCTAGGATATTTAACTCTGCAGCAGTAGAACTAATTGCTGTACCATTAAAGTTAATAGCATCTACATACGCAGTACCATCAATGTAGAGATCTTTAAACTCTAGTGAGCTTGTACCTAAATCAATATCATTATCTGTAACAGGTACAATAGCTCCGTCTTGTACTCTTATTTGCTCTACAGCACTTGAGGATACTTGAACATAAAACCCCCATCTATTATTAGTGCTATCAGCTTCAATCTTATTTAAAAAATCAAGATCACCAACTTTAGCAACACTCCCGCCTTGTGCTGCAGAACCATCATGTCTGTGTCCTGTAGCAGTAGCATCACTAGATGAATAAGCAAAAGCATTTAATAATTGATTATATTCATTATTAAATAATGATGCTGTAATTGTATCTCCATCAGAGATTGTACTTTGTCTTGTGTATGAGTAAGCCATTTATTTTATTTCCTGCTTGCTGGCATATAATCTATATAAAATCCATTAACTGAGTAAGGAGAGTTCTGATCGTCACTCTTAATTCTAAGTGCTACCGTATTACCTGTTCCTTCTACTGTTTGTCTAACTAATGGATTCTCTGCTGCTCCAAATACACCTGCTCCAAATACAGAACTTCCAAAAGTAGCAGGTAAAGGTATACTATCTAGAATATAGACAGGAGGTTGTGGAGTAGTTGTACTTTCAAAATCATATTTTACGTTTAACTCTGGTTGAATAGTTCCTTCAGGAGTTACTGATATTTTAATATATTTAATAGTTTTTCTTGTACCAATGTCTCCAAAGTCTAGATCAGGTGTATAGTATTGCGCTTCTACATTAGAGGCGCTACCTGCAGGATTAAATATATTTCCTGTATCATGGTTATAAACATAACCTGCATTATCCCCATGATATAATTGTTCTACGCCATCTGTATCTAGACCTGCTGCAAATCCAGTAGCTTGTATTCCTTTTGTTTCAGACCACTCAAACCCATTAGGAGTAAGTGTTCCTATAATGCCTTTTGAAATTGCAGAGCTTTGACTTGTATTAGTGTAGAACAAACGATATTGAGATTTACTGCGTAGTATTCCACTAGTGATAACAAAATTATTTATACCATTAGCAATAAGAGTTGTTAATTTTTGTATTTGTCTACTGACAGAGCTTAACTCTACGTCACCAATTCTTGCTGTACCTGCTACAGTACGAATACCATCAGGGCTAAGAAATAAAAGATCACCTCCTATTTCTTGAATACTATTACCATCTAAACAACCAACATTTTTTGTAATAGGTACAACTGCAATATTACTGCTGTCACTAATATTAATTAATTTAAAAATACTATTTTTACAGAATATAATTAAATCACTACGAAAACTTGCTAAACCTACAATAGCATCTGTTAGTTGTATACTTCCTGAACCTGTTCCACTAAATGACTCTGGATCAAGAGTAGCACTAAAAAATATTTTATTCTTAGCAGTAGTAGCACCACCAACAACAAAATGATTCTCATGTATTACTCCAACAGTAGGTGCTGTAGTGCTGTCTACTGTTATTTCACCTGCAAAGAAAGTTCTATCTGCTAAAGCTCCTGTACCTGTCATTTTAAAAAAGAAAGGTTTATTAGCTCCATCACAGATTAACATTTCACCATAGTCAGATGTACCTTCAAATAATGCAAAGCTACATTGTCCTTGACTAGTTCGTGCATCATTAGAACGGCCACTGAATGTACTAAAATTATCACCGCCTCCTGCTACACTACCTTTATTTATTTGTAGCCAACTAGTTCCGTCTTGACTAAAAAATATACCTGTTCCTGAACAAGAAATTAAGCCATCTGCATATACAGCCAAACCAAGTATTTTATTACTAGAATTGGGTCTTGCAGCAGAACCTTCACCGAATAAAGTAAAACCACTAATACGCCTATAACCACCGTCAGGATCTACTTCAAAGTTTAATAACTCTGTAGCTAATCCGGGTTGACCCATTATTTCAAGCTGATTTAAATTAACATTTAAACCACCTCGACATGCTAAGGCAAAAGGCTGAGACACTAAACGAACCTTATTCTGTCATCTTTAAAGTAACCTGGAGTAGGTTCTAAAAGATGAAGTTTCATTAATT